CTGGGGGTGAAAGGGGCGCTACTCCCTAGGCGATGCTCCCGTCAATGTCTGAGCAAGCTCAGAGGCCATAGTCAATCTCAAGAATTCTATCCACCAAGGCGGAAAACTTGATCTGGCCATAGCCCAGGGTTCGAATAGTTTCACCCAACTGGAGCCACTCACTCTCATCCCCACCATACCTCTCTTGGAGGCTGGTTATGGGGATGGAAAAGTGAGCTCGGTCTGAGGTGTCAACATTGAATGATGTGTGTGTTGTTACGCGCCCAGCTGTAAACCGGGCACGAAGAGCGTCTATCACTACATTTGATGGCTCATGAACAAGTCCCTTCACCACATTGGATATGTAGATGTCAGCCTTTGCGGCGTGGGACATGCTCCGGAAAGCCTTAGCAGTTACACCAATCTGTCTTGCAGAAAGGTCTCCTTCGAATCGGCCAAGGTTGCGCAAGACGGCACCAAGGTTGCGGCAATTCACACGTTCACCCGTCTCTGCAAGGAGGGGGGAGTGCTTGAGGAACTGTGATTCCGCAGGATTGAGTCGCCAGTCAACTGTAATGAGATGGCCCACAGCGGCAGCTGCTTGAAGGAGAATCTTGGTTCTCACTTCTTCGGGGCCGGTGTCAAACCGGGCCTTGGGGTCATCAGAAAGGTTGGAAAAGGCGATGTGGACGTAAAAGGATATGCTAATACAAATGGAAGCGATGTTGTTCACCACGGTTGTCTCTGGGCAGCCACTTCCTTGGAAAATGGTCTTAGGCTTGAGCACAACGCGCTCCTTAGGATTGGAGGGGTTACGAATGGTGATCTTCTGGCGTAAACGCTTAAAGTTTTGGTATACATACATTCCAAAACCGTACGCGTACATAAATGCACCAAGAAGATAAAACATGGCGAACGTGTTACCGGCATCACAACTGGAAATGTCGGTGTCAAAGTACAGGACTTCCTCGTCTTCGGTGACATACACTGAGCGCATGTCATCCGAAAACATCTGGCAGGAAAGGCCGTTTTTGGTGGGTACGAGAGCCTCGAACTCCTCACCCTCATCTAGCGACTTCACTACGTCTAGCATGAATGAGGGAGGAGCAGCAGCAGCTACGTCCGAGGCGTCGGCACCAACAAGGATGCCCTGAATGATTGGAGCTATCTCCTCCTTACCGCACATGTATTTCTTTAACGTGTCAAAGAGCCACCCAGAGTACAGGATGGATCGAC